GTATGTAACCGAGTCGAGATATACGCCAGATTTCTTCCTCAAGAACGACATCATTCTCGAATGCAAGGGATTTTTTAAGCCCTCAGATCGGAGGAAGATGCTGGCTGTCAAGACTCAACATCCGCACTTAGATATACGTTTCATATTCCAGCGTAATAACACTCTTACTAAATCAAGCAAAAGCACTTACGGGGACTGGTGTGACAAACACGGGTTCCCTTGGTGCATTTTCCCAAACATTCCACCCGATTGGTTGCAATGACCGTCACCACCACCCCCTACGTCCGAGCCAACGGTCCCGACTACGGCACCATGGCGTACTACAGCGAAATGTTCAGCGACATCCTCTGTGATGTTGGTGAATGCGAAGCCACTAAAACCACAGTGCTCGCAGGCCTTCTGGACGCTCTCAAGAGCTGGATTGACTACCACGACAAGGCTGCTTGTCAGTACGAAGATTTTGCTATCGAGCTCAACGACCTCGTCAAGGAGCTGCTGGCATGAACGAAGACACCAGCAAAGATCTGCTGTTCTCCCGCATTGATGCGCTGGCCGAGCAGTTTGAACAAGAGGGTTATCCCTTCGCCCACATCATCGATGTGATGCGTGACTACATCGAGATTGCCGATGACTTCCTCCTCTGAGGGGGCGGAATTCCTTCGGCATGAGCCCTGTCCTAACTGCCCCTCCTCCGATGCTCTGGCGCGTTACAGCGACGGTGGCGCCTACTGCTTTGCCTGTGGGCACTACGAGCGCGGGGATGGGGCAGCTGTTCCCTCTAACAAGCCGCAACGTCTCGTGAATTACACCGGTGAATTTGGTCCCATCAAGAACCGCAAGCTCACCGAAGAAACCTGCCGCCAGTTCAATGTCCGCATGGACCCTGGCTCTGCTGTCCGCTTCCCCTACTACGACAGCAACAAGGTGCTGGTGGTGTCGGTTCCCAATGGCGCCAACGCCGCTGCCAAAGACCTCAAACAGCAGCTGCCCTGGCTGCTGAATTTCGAGGAAATCGTGCTGATGCTCGATCAAGACCAGGCCGGCCAGAAAGCCACCAGTGAATGCGCGGCGCTGTTCCCAGCGGATCGGGTGTTTATCGCCACCTTGGGCAAATACAAAGACGCATCCGAGGCGTTGGTTCAAGGCGGCGGAGATGCGATCCGTCAGGCCTACTTCAACCGCAAGCCCTACATGCCCCAAGCCATCATCGATGGCAAGGACCTGTATGAGCTGGTGTCGACGCCCTTGCATGGCAAGGATGCGGACTACCCCTATGCGGGGTTAAACCACCTCACTTCGGGGTTGCGGCTGGGGGAGCTGGTGACGATCACCGCTGGCTCCGGAACGGGGAAGAGCACCCTGTGCGGAGAGATCGCTATGGCCCTGGTCGATCAAGGCTTCTCCGTGGGCTACATCGCCCTGGAGGAATCGATCAAACGCACCGCCTTGCGGCTGATGACCGTTAAGGCCAACAAACCGCTGCACTTGTCCAACGACATTGATGCTGATGAACTCCGAACCGCATTTTCATCTTCTGTGGGCTCTGGTCACGTGTTTCTGCGTGATGGCTTTGGTTCTGTCGATCCAGAAGTGATCCTTAATGACATCCGCTTCATGGTGAAAGCCAAGGGCGTGCAATGGATCATCCTTGATCACCTTTCGATCTTGCTTTCGGGCAATGCATCAAATGATGAGCGCCGGATGCTGGATTTGACGATGACCAAACTCAGATCCTTTGTGGAAGAAACCAAGATCGGCATGGTCTTGATCAGCCACTTACGCCGTACCACCAGCGACAAAGCCCATGAAGATGGTGCTGATGTGTCGTTGGGTCACCTGAGAGGCTCACACTCAATAGCCCAGCTAAGTGACATCGTTTGCTGTATTCAACGCAACATCTCCTCTGGCGATAGCTATTCAGAGATGAAGGTGTTGAAGAACCGCTTCAACGGTCAAACCGGATCAGCAGGAACGTTGGTGTACGACATCAAAACCGGCCGCCTGACTGAGTCCTCTCAAGCTTTAACCGCAACCGCCACTGGCTATGAAGACTTCTAAACCAGCTCGCTTGGTCTTCTTTAAAAAAGAAGGCTGTGGCCCCTGTGACATGGCTGCTAAGGCCTTAAAGCAGGTTCTCGATCAGCATCCTGACTACAGCCAATACATCTCCATCATCCAAAAGGAAGACGCCCCGGCGTTGGTGGCAGCTTACGAGCTGCAGATGTATCCCACTGTGTTGATTATGGATAAGGATAGCCACGAACTTTCTCGCAAAGTTGGTAGCTCCTACCTAACGCAACGCTGGTGGTATCAAGCCCTTGATGTCATTGCCAACCAATGAGACTGGTATTTGATGTCGAGACTGATGGCCTGCTGCGGGGGCTGTCAGTTGTGCATTGTGTGGTTACGCAAGACCTCGATACAGGTGAGGTCAACCTCTACGACGACAGTGGCAATCACGAATCAGTGACGACTGGGATCAACGTCCTGGTCGAGGCTAATGAGCTGTGGGGTCACAACATCATCGGCTATGACTTTGAGGCTATCAAGGAAGTCTTCCCCTTCTTTGAGCCCCAGGGGAAGGTCTACGACACGTTGATCCTCTCTCGCCTGTTCTTCATGGACATGTGGAACCGGGATCAGCGCAAGAAGCCAGCCAACATGCCCGCTCAGCTGTATGGCCGTCACAGCCTGGAATCCTGGGGCCACCGCCTGGGGGTTCTCAAGAGTGAGTATGGCAAGCAACTGAAGGGGGATTGGTCCACCTATACCCCAGAAATGCTGGAGTACTGCGCCAAGGATGTGGAAGTGTCGGTCGCGTTGGTCAAGCTGTTTCAGCCCAAGCTGGAACTGTATAGCCAGTGCATCGAGACTGAACACCAGATCGCCAAGCTGATGGCCTGGCAGGAGCGGGAAGGTTTCCCGTTTGATGTCAAGAAAGCAGAGATGTTGACGTGGAAATTACAGAGTGAACTCGAACAGCTCTCGGACGAGATGCGAACCACATTCCCTTATGTGAGTGGCGGAGAGTTCACCCCAGCGGTCAACAACAGTTCTCGTGGTTACGTCAAAGGCGTAACCTTCACGCGCTTGAGGGAGTTCAATCCCACCAGTCGTCAGCACATCGCCTGGGCCTTCCAGACCTTCCGGGACTGGGAGCCCCTGGAGCGCACCGAGACGGGGATTCCCAAGATCGACGAACAAATCCTGATGGAGCTCGACACGCTCGAATCCAAGAAGTTCGCTCGTATCTTGACCCTGCAGAAACATCTCGGACAGATCAGTCAAGGACAGAACGCCTGGTTGAAAAAGGTCGGCAAAGACGACCGCATTCACCACAGCTGCATCCTCAACTGCAACACGGGCCGTCAAGCCCACATGGGTCCAAACATCGCACAGGTTCCTTCTGATCATGAGTACCGAGAATTATTCCATCCGGGGAATGATCGGCTGCAAGTTGGCGCTGATGCTTCTGGCTTGGAGCTGCGCTGTCTTGCCCATTACTTGGCTAGGTTTGATCATGGCAAGTTTGGAAAGGAAGTCGTCGAAGGCGACATCCACACCGCTCTAGCCAACATCTATGGCACCGACCGCAAAGCCGGTAAAGGGGTGACTTACTGCCTGATCTATGGCGGCGGGAACCGCAAGCTGGGGCTAACGGCAGGGGCTAGTAAAGATGCTGCTGAGAAGAAGGGACGAGAGATTCGAGCTCGCATCATGGAAGGTCTGGAAGGCTTTAAAGAGCTGTCAAAGGCCGTCTCCAAGCGGGCTGAGTCTGATGTGCTGACTGGTCTTGATGGTCGTCCGATTCGCCTACAAGGTAAGAAGCATGCAGCTCTGAATTATCTCCTTCAATCAGCTGGGGCGATCATTTGCAAACAGTGGGTGATTCGCGCTAATCAGCTTTTACAAGAAGCCGGCATCTGCTATTGGCCAATGGCCTTTGTGCACGATGAAATGCAGCTCTCTGTTGCTCCTGAGCAAGCAGAGCAGGCTGCGTTCCTTATTACAGCTGCTATGAAAGACGTTGAGTCAGCTCTCGCTTTTAGGTGCAGATTGGATTCCGAATATCAAATCGGTAAATCCTGGGCAGACTGCCACTAAGCAGTGCAAACACTGCAGCCAGTGGAAGCCTGAATCAGAGTTTGTGAAAGCCGATGGTCGTCATCGCGCTACTCGCAACCGCTGTAAGGCTTGCCACCGGCAGCAGAGCCAAATCCGCACCACCCTAAAAACTAAATATCCAGTGCCACCGCCAGGCGCTTGCCCCATATGTGGGGTCCATACCCAGAACTGGGTACTCGACCACTGTCATAGCGGCGAGACCTTCCGAGGCTACATATGCAAATCCTGCAATTCAGGCGTGGGCCTTCTCCATGATGATCCAGTTGTCCTGTCGCGGGCTTTGTTGTATCTACTCCATAACACTAAACCAAGTGACAACGCTTCTAATCGATGCTGACTACTTCTTCTACCGAGCTGCCTCGGCTGTTGAAGAGGAGCACGACTACAACGAAGAACTGACGGTCATCGTCGGTAACTTCACCGAGGCAAAGAAGATTGTTAGTGGTGAGCTGAACAAGCTCAAGGAACGCTTTGATACCAACAAGCTCATCCTCACCTTTACAGATCGCGCAAACTTCAGGAAACAGATTGACCCTTCTTACAAGGGTAATCGCACTAAACGTAAGCCCTGCGGTTATCTGCGCCTGAAGAACTGGGGCCTTGAGTCGTTCAAGTCCATCATGAAGCCTGGCCTAGAAGCCGATGATGTCTGCGGAATCATGGCAACCAATGGCTTGATCAATGACTTTGTATTGATTAGTCCAGACAAGGATCTTGAACAGATACCCTGTCGCATCTTTAACCTCAAACAGGAGTTTACCCAGAGCCCCGAAGCGGCTCGACGGAAACTGTTTGAGCAGTGCTTAACGGGTGATCAAACCGATGGCTTTGCTGGTTGCCCAGGTGTTGGGCCCAAGAAAGCAGATGCGATCCTTCACTCCGTTAAAGACGAGAACTACTGGCCTGCTGTGGTTTCCGCCTATAAGCAGGCTCAGTTGTCTGAGGAAGATGCTCTTCGCAACCTTCGGCTCGCTCGCATCTTGCAAGCACCGGATTGGGATACAGAGTCACAGGCTCCCATTCTTTTTACACCATGATTCCCTATCCAATTCTGGAGCTCACTGTTGAGCAGGAGTTTCAGCTACGCAAGCTTGCTGATGTGTCGGAGAGGGCATCCTCTACTGATCTAGCCAAGCTTTGTCTTTCACTACAAAGACAGAACTTTATGTTCTCCAACACGATCACTAATCTAGTGAAGCACTGGAATGAGATTGACTCTGCAAGAGCTGCTGCTGGTCAGGGGGATACTCCTAACCAGGAAGATGTACTACCGGCAACCTGAAGTTTGGAAGCACTGGATGTCTTCGTTTCTGCAAAAAGTCGAGGACGAGCTCGAACCGCATAACCCACCACCCTGGTCTCGTTACCCATGAGTAAATACTCTCCAGACCATTACGCCCGTGGCGTCATTGAAGTCTGGGATTTCATTGCTGATCAACAGCTCGACTACTTCTCAGGCAATGTCGTGAAGTACTTGTCGCGTGCAGGCTTTAAGCCTCATGAGGAAGAGATTGATGATCTTCTTAAGGCAAAGGCATACCTAGAGAAGAAGATCCAGCTTGTTTCTAAATCCCGCAATCGATGACGACTGACCTCTCCCCCGCCGCGCAGGCGGTGCTGGATGCCGCTAATGCTTCCGCAACTAATGCGTGGTCTGATGCCACTCACCAACGCTTTAGGACTGGTGTAGCCGACGCTCTGCGAGCTGCTGCGGATCAACTTAATCATCCAACTTCAGCTCATACTCTCTATGCCTTTGCTGATGAGCTGGAGGCTATCTAATGAGCGCACCCGATCTGCTTGGCCAAGCCCTCCAATTCAGGGTGGCTATGGACCAACCGACTGCCTGTTTCTCTCCATCAATTCTTGATGTTCAATCTGATCTCATTGCAGAAGAAACGTTTGAGTTCTTCCACGCATATGATGATTGTCTCAACGATCTTTCAAATGTTAGGGCTAGAGAGGCTGCCCTTAAAGAGCTTGCGGACATTGTTTATGTCTGCTTCCAGTTTGCTGCTACTGCCGGCTGGGAGCTCGATGAAGCTCTGGCAAGAGTACATCGGAGCAACATGTCCAAGCTTGTGGACGGAAAGCCTTTAAAACGAGAGGACGGCAAGGTCCTCAAGGGTCCTAACTATCAACCACCGTATCTCACCGATCTTATTTAACTAATGTCCACTTCAAAGATCGCCCGAACGGGCAGAGTCCAGTCCTGGATTGATAACCCAGAAAGTCGCCTCCCCGTTAGCTGTACCATCTTTGTGGTGGAAGATACAATGGAAGGCCCCAATGGAATTGAAGCATCCTGGCGTTTTGTTTCCCACGCTCTCCGCTACGGAGCTGGCGTTGCTGTCCATTTATCCAAACTACGACCGAAAGGAAATGAGAATGGCAAGGGACTTGTGGCTAGCGGCCCAGTATCCTTTGCAAAGATCTACTCCTCTCTGAATGAGATCCTACGTCGTGGTGGGGTTTATAAGAATGGAGCTGTTGTTTGTCATCTTGACCTGATTCATCCAGACATTCTGGAGTTCATCACTGTTTCTCGTGGTGAGCTGCCTTGGGTCAAGCGTTGCGTCAACATCAACAGACCGTGGTGGGAACAGGCCACCGATGATGTTAAGGCTGCTTTGCTGCGTGGCATTCAAAGTGGCGATATCTGGCTAGCAAAGACCAAAGTTGATCGTAATGGAAACCGTATTCGAGCCAATGTGTGCCTCGAAGTTTATCTGCTGTCACGGGGAACTTGTCTCCTGCAGCACGTCAACCTCGGAGCCTGCAACATCGACGACATACAACGTGCTTTTGTCAACGGAATGTCCGAGCTGTGCGCGTTACATGGTCGAACAAATGTCGACGCTAGCGGAGAGTACCTCAGTCCAGAAACAGACCGTCAGGTGGGCCTTGGAATGTTGGGACTTGCCAACCTCCTGAGGCGCTATGCCATTAGCTATCAGGAGTTCGGAGAGGCTCTCTATCTAATCAACAACAACATCGGTCATGCTGCCACCAAAGCTTCCTTGTTGGGCTTTGAGCTAAAGCAAGCTATTGAGGCTGCTGCTCAGGTAGCTCGTGTAAACAACATGGAGCGTGCGTTCTGCATTGCTCCTACTGCTTCCTGCAGCTACCGCTACACCGATCTTGATGGATTCACCACCACCCCTGAGATTGCACCACCTATTGCCCGTCATGTTGATCGGGACTCTGGCACTCTCGGTGTGACCTCCGTTGATTATGGTCCTGTAGAAATCGCGGCAGAGGTCGGCTGGGAGGCCTACAAGTCTGTTGCCGATGGCATTATGTATATGCTTGATCGCACAGGTCTGCTGCATGGATACAGCTATAACAGCTGGTCCGATGTTGTTACCTACGATGATGCGTTCATTGAAGATTGGCTGGAGTCACCCCAGACCTCTCTTTACTACGCACTTCAGGTGATGCCTGACACTCTTCGTAAGGATGATGCTACTGCCATCCTTGACGATGATTACAAGGACATCTTCTCCTTTGAGTCTGATGATTCATTTTGTATTTCCTGTGCTGAGTAATGTCAAGTTATCTGGATGTAATTTCTCGAAAGCGTAAATGGACTCCTGTTCAGGTGGAGCGGGGGGCCTTGGTTGATGGGTCTGAGGAGTCCCTGTTTAGGGCTCTAGCCCTGCGAACCTTAGAGCTCCCAGTCAAGGAGTTCCTCCAGCAAGGACTGGAGAAGGAGCTCCCCAACAAGCCTGGTGTGATGGAGGCTTTGATCTCCAACCAACAGGATGAGGACAAGCATGACCTGGGCCTCGCCTATGTCGTTGCTGCCCATGGCACGGATGACAAGGCTGAGCGTGAAGCCCAGATGATCCGTAAGGCCTGGTTGGAGGCTCCTGAGCATCCGATCCTCAAGGCCTCGATCCTTGAACGCAGTGTGTTCTTTGTGCTGCTGCCTTTCTTCCGTTTCAACGGGGACATGGGTCTTCGAACCTTGGCAGCAGACATCAGCCGTGATGAGCAAACCCACGTCGCTATTCACGGCATGGTTGCTCATGACCTCGGACTGAAGAGCACCCCAAACCTAAACAAGCTCCGCAAGGCCACTGTGCATTGGGTGATGGATGGTCTGGGGCGGTCCGAGAACAAGTGGCTCGACAAGGACTTTTGGCTTAGCCAGTCCGACTCTCTTTATACCCAAGGCAAAGCGGCTGGTCTGGTGGAAACCCAGCGAGCCCGTATGCCTGCTTTCTTTGAGGCGTCTAACAACGACCTACCCGCATATGGCTGAGCTTAATTCCAAAGATGTCTTTGATGGTGATCGTGTCATTGAAGAGCTTCTGGAAAAGCTTGAAGAGCTTTATCCACTTTATAACCCCAACCCCTCTGATCCACTAGCCAAGATCATGTATCTAGCTGGACAGCGATCAGTTGTTGAATACATCCACTCATTAAAAGAGGATTAGAATTATGTGTGGCGGTGCTCCCTCCATGCCTGAAATGCCGAAGCCTCAGCCGATGCCTGAGATGCCTCCGGCTGCGCCTACCCCGCCTCCGATGCCTGAGCCTGCAGCTCCGCTGCCTGCTCCTCAAGCTGTGAGTGCAACGTCGGCTGAAAACGCCAAGATGCAAAAGAGGACCTCCAAGCGTGGTCAGCTTCAACAGGCCAGCGGTGGTACTTCGCCGCTGAAGATTGCTCTTGCAAAGTCTCCGGTTAATACTGCTGATGCTAAAGGCAGTCTAAATATCCCATCCTGATCATGAAAGATTCAGCCTTATCTCGCTATCAAGTTTTGTCGGCGGATAGGCAGCAATACCTTGACTCTGCCAGGGAGTGTGCAAAGCTCACGCTCCCTTACCTAATCGTCGAAAGCGGTCAGGCTAAGGGAGGTTCTCTCCCTATTCCTTGGCAGAGTGTTGGTGCTAAGGGCGTCAACGTATTGGCAGCTAAGTTAATGCTGTCACTCTTCCCAGTCAATACCAGCTTCTTTAAGCTGCAGATCTCTGATGCTGAACTCATGCAGCTTCCAGAGCTCACCCCAGAAGTTCGCAGTGAGATTGATCTTTCGCTTTCTAAGTTAGAGCGGATCATCCATCAACAGATTGCGGAATCTTCTGACCGGGTGATGCTCCATCAAGCCATGAAGCATCTGGTCGTCACTGGCAATGTTCTTATCTTTGTCGGGAAGAAAGCCCTTAAGGTCTATCCACTGGATCGATATGTCGTCAACCGAGATGGCGACGGTAATCTCATTGAAGTAATCACTGTTGAGTCTGTTCATCGGACCCTGTTACCAGCTGAATTCCAAAAGCATCTCCCTGATACCAAAGATCAGGACAGCAATGCCCCTGGGGCTGACGGTCCTCGTTACGGTGTTGGTTCTGGAAAGAGCTCTAACAATTGGGAAGAGGCTGATGTCTATACCTGGGCAAAGCTCCAGGATGGGCAGTGGAAATGGTTCCAAGAAGTAGACGGTAAGGTTCTGCCTGGATCAGAAAGCAACTCACCCAAGAACATCGCTCCTTGGCTTGGACTGAGGTTCAACGTGGTGGATGGTGAACCCTATGGCCGTGGTCGCGTAGAGGAGTTTCTCGGGGATATGACCTCCCTTGAGAACCTGATGCGTGCCCTGGTGGAGGGTAGTGCTGCAGCCGCCAAGGTGATCTTCACTGTGTCACCCTCGGCTTCTACCAAGCCTCAATCGCTAGCCCGTGCCAGTAATGGTGCCATCATTCAGGGTCGTCCTGATGATGTGGGCGTCATTCAGGTCGGCAAGACAGCCGATTTCAGAACTGTTCAAGAGATGATTCGTGATCTCACGACCCGTCTTTCGGATGCATTCCTGATTCTCAATCCACGTCAAAGCGAGCGCACTACTGCAACCGAGATCTCCGCTATTCAACAGGAGCTCAACGAGCAATTGGGCGGCATCTACGGCAACCTCACTACTGAGCTGCTTGGTCCGTACCTTAACCGTAAGCTCCACATCCTCCAACGACAGAAGGCTGTTCCAACCCTGCCTAAGGGTTTAGTGATGCCGACTGTTGTGGCTGGTCTGAACGGCATTGGTCGTGGCCAAGAACGCATCGCCCTGATGGAGTTCATGCAGACCGTTGCTCAAGGCATGGGTCCTGAGGCCCTTGCTCAATTCATTAACCCCACCGAGTTCCTGAAGAGACTCGCCGCCTCTAGCGGTATTGATGTTCTCAATCTGATTAAAGATCCTGCAACTATGGAGCAGGAGACCAACACTCAGAAGCAAGACATGATGCAAGCCAGCCTAATGAATCAAATGGGTCAGCTTGCAAAGTCTCCTTTAGGTGAAAAATTAGTTGAACAGTATGCCAACCCCCAACAACAAGCCCAGCCAGTCCAACAGGAGCCGAGCCCGGGAGCTTGATGGTAAGTACAAAGGTGGAAACGAAACAGGTGAAGCCTGGGTTCCCACTGAAGTCGAAGCTTCTATGGATAAGGAGATCGACTATTCCATCAAACCAACCGTGCGTCCTTCTGGGGATGCTGGTAGCTACAGCCGCAAACCAAAGATCCGACCCACTTTTGGGAACGTAACCACTGACACCTACTGATGGCCACCGTAACTTTCGACACCCAACCTGATGCACCGACCGCTCAACAGCAGGCTGCTGAAGCGGAAGCACTTGCTCAAGGTGAGAAGATTCAACAGATGCAAGACGAGGATCGTGCTCGTCTGTATGACCAAGCTGATTCGGAGAACCAATCCGCTGACTTGATTGGCGGTAAGTTCAAGTCACAGGAGGACCTCCTAAAGGCCTATGAAGAGCTTCAAAAGAAGCTTGGCCAAGGAGACCAGGAGAGCGACTCCGAAGCCTCCTCAGAGGGGCAGGAAGAGGCCTCTGAGCAAGAGTATCAAGTCCTCACCAAAGCTGCTGATGAGTATGCCCAGGGTAAGGGTCTCAGTGACAACACTGTGAAGAGCTTGGCAGAACAGCTTAAGGCTGACCCTGAGAAGTTCATCCGTGAGTATGAGGCCTTCTACACCCAGAACGCAGGCAAGTACCAGCAGGCTCAGCAGCTTGCTCAGAACGAAGCCAACGAGATCATGGCTATTGCCGGTGGTCCTGAGGGATACCAGGAGATGGTCCAGTGGGCTGCTGAGAACCTCGATGCCTCTGAGGTGGATGCCTTCAACAGCATCACCGACTCCGGGAATGCTGCTTCTATCCGCTTTGCTGTTAGTGCTCTGAAGGATCGCTACAAGGCAGCCGAGGGCTTTGAGGGTCAGATGGTTAGTGGTCGAGCTTCCTCGAACACAGGCATCAAGCCATACCGCAGTACTGCCGAGCTTGCTCGGGACATCGCTAACCCCCTGTACTCCTCTGACCCAGCCTTCCGGGCTGATGTGGAGGAGCGCCTGTCCATCAGCAAGGACCTGCTCTGATGAAGAAAGGGAAAGGCGGTAAAGGCGGCAAGAAAGGCTGCTAATACCGAGCCCGCGCCCGTGGCTTTATAACGGCGAATTGTCCCCGCTCCTGGTTTAAGCCAGGCCGCTTGGGCAGGAAGGAAGGGGAGTGAGGCACCTCATAGTCGGACCTCACTCTTATTGCCCGTGTCCGTGGCATTAAAACGGCAATCCTTGCAAGGAAAGATCTAGGTCTATAGATACAATCTAAGAGTAGGAGAGAGCCCTCTGCGGAGGACAACTTTCATCTGAAAAGGATTTGATCGGCTGACCGAACAAACACACTTTCTCCTAGTTCTTTCAAATGGCTAACATTTCTAACCTGACTCGGCCTAATGCCGTAAACGGTAACCAATCTAATACTTTTGCAAACAAGTACGCCACCGCCCTGACTCTGTTCAGCGGCGAGGTGTTCACTGCTTTCAACGCTGCCTCGATCTTCAAGGGTCTGGTGCGTAGCTACACCCTGCGTGGTGGTAAGAGCAAGCAGTTCCTGCTGACCGGTACTCTTGGCGCTGGGTATCACACCCCTGGCACCCCCATCCTGGGCGATACCGCTCTGAAGGCAAACGAGAAGACCATCGTGATGGACGACCTGCTGGTTTCCAGCCAGTTCGTGTACTCGCTCGATGAAGTTCTCAGCCAGTACAGCCAGCGTGCCGAGATCTCCAAGCAGATCGGCGAGGCTATGGCCAAGTTCTATGACCAGCGCATCGCTCGTGTGCTCGACAATGCTTCCCGTGAAGCTGCTGTCGTGACCGGCGAGTCTGGTGGCTTCGAGGTGAAGATTGGTGCTAATAACCAGTTCAACGCCCAAGCCCTGGTGGATGGCTTCTTCGAAGCTGCTGCCGTCCTGGATGAGCGCAACGCTCCTCAGGAAGGTCGCGTGGCTGTGCTGAGCCCCCGCCAGTACTACAGCCTGATCTCCTCGGTGGATACCAACATCCTGAACCGTGAGATCGGTAACACCCAAGGCGACATGAACAGCGGCAAGGGCCTCTACAGCATTGCCGGCATCCGCCTGTATAAGTCCAACAACCTGCCCTTCATGGCAGCTGGTGGCTCCGCTGTAACCGGCGAAAACAACACCTACGCTCACACCAACGCCACCTGTGCTGGTCTGGTCTTCCATCGTGAAGCCGCCGGTACTGTGGAAGCTGTGGCTCCTAGCGTGGAAACCACCTCTGGTGACTTCGGCGTGATGTATCAGGGCGACCTGATCGTCGGCAAGCTCGCCATGGGTTGTGCTTCCCTGCGTACCTCTGTGGCTGGTTCGATCCAAGCCAAGGCCTGATATCGGCCCCTGGGACCTTTGGGTCCCTCGGGGCATACCATTCCCTAGAAATAAATGGCAAAGCTCACTAAGCTCGCAGCAATCAACATCATTCTTTCCAACGTAGGGCAATCTCCTGTTACCAGTATCGATGCTAGTAATCCAGCTATCAAGCTGGCCGAAAGTATTCTGGATGAAGTCACCAATGCTCTCCAGACTGAGCAGTGGCATTTCAATACTGAGCAGGATTATCCTTTCGTTCCTGATGTGAATGGGAACATCATTGTTCCTTCTAATCTCCTAGCTCTTGACCTTGTCCCCTGGGATGATAGGGACATTGTTATTCGTAGCGGAAAACTCTACGACAAGACATATCATACCTACACCTTTACCACTACCTTGTATCTGGACGTGGTGTGGTCGTTTGATTTTATCGACATGCCAGAGGTCTTCAAGCAGTACTCAGCTATTCGTGCTGCCAACCTGTTTGCTGGCCGTGCTGTTGGTTCGACTGAAGCTGTGAAGTATTCGGAGCGTGAAGAGAGCATCGCTCGTTCAGCGTGTATGGAATATGAAACCCGTCAAGCTGATTACAACATCTTCAGTGATGTAGCTGGTGCTACCAGTGTGATTCATTATCGTCCCTACGACGTTGTAACTCGTCCTCGTAGAAACATCTAACAATGGCAGCAGTTTCTCAATCAATCCCTAATCTGCTTGGTGGTGTAAGTCAACAGCCAGATCCCATCAAACTACCGGGTCAGGTCAGAGAAGCTGTAAATGCTTTTCTAGATCCGACGTTTGGATGTAAGAAAAGACCTGCCACTGAGTTCATCGCAAAGCTAGCGTCTAATATCCCCGCAACAGCTAAGTGGTTTCCTGTCTTTCGTGATGTAGTCGAGAAGTATATCGTTTGCATCTATCGCAACCCAACGCTTGTTGTCCGAGTGTGGGATGCCATTACTGGTGTTGAGAAGACTGTGACTCTCAAGCCTGGTGCTGATGCTTACCTTACGTTCAGCGATCCAGACAACCTTACCTATCTTCCTCTTGCTGACTACACGCTGATTGCAAACAGCGAGCGTGAGATCACCATGAGTGAAGTGGATGCAACGGCCAAGCCTGAAGAGGCTCTGGTTATCATCAACTCTGTGGCTTACAACACCACATACAGCATTGACCTGTCCAAGGATGGTGCTGGTGGTGCTCCGGTCAAGGTTTATTCAGCCTCGAAGCTAGAGGTTACGCCTGGCTCCTATGAGGTGGCTGATGGTGGTGTCTGTACTCAGAACTCTGCTCAGGACCACTCAGCTACTTCAGGTGCTAAAACCGGACTCCAGTTCCGTATCGTTAACCAGTGTGCTGCCTATCTGGATGCAGCAGCTAACGCTTACAAGTCCCGCTACACCACCAGTGTGATCCTGAAAAACGGTGGTGTTGGCTGGCGTGTAGGTGATGAAGTTACGGTCACTCAAGCTGGGAAGACCTTCACCGTTCGTGTATCGGAAGAGAGTTTCGTCTACACCTACGCCAGTGATGGTACAGCTACCTACACGACTCCCAGTGACGCCACGTCCGGCACGCTGACTGTGACCTCTATTGTCACCAACCTGCAGACCGCTGTGAACGCCATCACTGGCTACAGCGCTTCCTACGTTGGTAATGTCCTTCGTATCAAGAGGACAGATACCCGTCGCTTCAACCTTTCGGTTCGAGGTGGTATTACCAACAATGCAATGGTTGGTATCAAAAATACCGCTAATGATTTTGCTTTACTTCCTGAGCAGTGCTTTCCTGATTTTACTGTTCTGGTAAAGAACACAGACAACACTGATTCAGACGACTACTACGTCAAGTTCAAGCCTGACGTAGAGGGTGTCCCGGGTTTGGGCTCCTGGGAGGAGACTGTAGCCCCCAACATCCCCACCAACCTTAACCCTTCCACCATGCCTCATGCACTGGTGCGTCTGGCTAATGGCAACTTTGAGCTCCAACCGTTGGACTCTGGTAGTGCTTTTGATGGCTGGGCTGGACGTGAGGTGGGTGATGAGAAGACCAACCCTGAGCCCAGTTTTGTTGGAGGCAGCATCTCCGGCATGTTCTTCTATGCCAACCGTCTGGGTTTTCTGAGCGAAGATGCGGTGATCATGAGCCAGCCTGGTGATTACTTCAATTTCTTTGGTCAGTCTGCACTGACGGTCAGTGATGCTGATCCGATTGATCTAACTGCAGCTTCAACGCAGCCAGCTATCCTTCGTCATGCCATAGGTACGTCTAAGGGTCTGCTGTTGTTTGCAGAGAATGCTCAGTTCCTGATCTCCACTACTGAGGTGGCTTTTGGCCCTAGTACGGTCAAGCTGACTGAGATTGCTAACTACAACTACCGCAGCAACGCTCTTCCCATTAATACGGGTGTGAGTGTGATGTTTGCCACTGAAGCTGAGACCTACTCCAAGGTCTTTGAGATGGCAGTGGACTCTGTCGATAACCGTCCTCAGGTTGCAGAGAACACCCGCATCATCCCTGAGTACATCCCACCTGGACTTGTTTGGTCGGCTAATAGCCCCAACAACAGCCTGGTTATGTTTGGTGATGGGACAAGCAATGTCTGGAACTTTAAGTTCTACAATAACGGTAATGAACGCCAGATTGCTGGATGGGGTAAATGGCAGTTCCCAGGCAACGTTGTAATGTTTGGCTGCAACAATGATACGAACTATCTCGTCCAATATGACGGTACGAATCATTGCTTGACCAGCATGGAGCTGATCGATGATCCAGACTCGGCACCGGTGCAAACTGCCTTTTCTAAGTTTGTCCCCCGCCTAGACAATCTTGTTTACAAGACTGATGCCACCATCGTCTCAGGCGCTACCCAAGACAAGGTCTACTTCCCTGCTGGCGCCTACATAACCGGCAAGCAACCTGTTCTAATGGCATCTAGTGGATCTGAAGCAGGTACGTTCATTCGTA